CGAGTCTGGCGGCGACCTGGAGGATCTGCTGGTGGCCCGCGCGAATGAGGTGGACCGCGCCGAACAGCTGGGCCTGCAGTTCGACAGCAACCCGGCCGATGATCAGGATGCCGGCGCAACCGATGCGCAATCTGAGCAAGACGAGATCGAGTCTCCTGATGATGAAGATGAGGATGACACCTGATGGCGACCGTCAACGGCACGGAGATCAACCTGCTGCCAACTGCCGGCATGCGCGAGGAAGCCGAGCGGTATCGAGCATGGAAGGATGAGGGCCGCCCCGGCGGGACTGAGGTAGCAGCCCGGCGCGCGAGCCAGATCCTTAGCGGTGATGAGCTGAGCCCCGAGACCGTGATCACGATGGCGGCGTGGTTCGCCCGGCATGAAGTGGACAAGCAGGGCGAAGGCTTCACCCCGGATGAGGACGGCTACCCCTCGCCGGGCCGGGTGGCGTGGGCCGCCTGGGGTGGTGATCCCGGCCAGACCTGGGCCACCAGCAAGGCCGAGACCATCAAGAACGCGCAGGATCGGGGCCTGACCATGGGCCGGCCGTACCCGAATGAGCACGCCGCGCGGCTGGAGGACCCAGATCAGTTCGATGAGTTCCGCCGCGAGACTGACGGCGCAGGGCCCGGTAATGACATCATTTGGGGAATTAAGGCAGGAGAACCGATCAAAATGCAGGCGTTAAGGTTCGATGCCGCGAGATACAGCGAAGCAGAGGCAAGGGCCTGGCTGAAGGATCACGACATGAAGCCCATACTCTTTGAGCCAGCTACAATGAGAGCATCAGCCAAGGCTGGGCCTGTGGATCTACGCGACCTCCAAACTCAATCCTTCCGCCGGCTGGCAACCCTCGACTATGAGGCGAACCGGGCGAAGGATGACAACGGCAAGGAGGATGAGCGGACCTTTGAGTTCCCCTTCTCCAGCGAAGAGCCGGTGCAGCGGTGGTTTGGCCGTGAGGTGCTGAGCCACGCCGAGGGCGCGATGGACCTCTCGCGCCTCAATGATGGCGCCCCCCTGCTGTGGAACCACGACCCCGACAAGGTGCTGGGCGTGATCGAACGCGGCTGGAATGAGGATGGCCGCGGCCGGGTGCGCGTCAGGTTCGCCCGTAACCCGTTCGCCGAAGAGAAGCTGGCAGACGTGCGCGACGGCATCCTGCGGAACGTATCCGTCGGCTATGCCATCAATGAGTACAAGCCGCTCGGCGAGGATGGCATCCTCGCTACCTCATGGCAGCCCCATGAGGTATCCATCGTGAGCGTGCCGGCCGACAACAGCGTTGGCATCGGGCGAAGCCTTGACGGTGACGCTGCCGCGGCTCCGGCCGCATCCCCTCCCCCCCCCAACAAACCCATGGAACCGACCATCGACATCGATGCGGTGCGGGCGCAGGCTGCGGCCGATGAGCGCTCCCGCGTTGCAGCTATCACCGGCCTCTGCCGTGAGCACGGCGCCGACGATCTGGCGCAGGGCCTGATCGAGCGCGGCGCCTCCGAATCTGAGGCCATGCGCGACGTGCTGGCCCAGATCGCCAAGCGCGCCAAGCAGCCGGCCCAGCCTGCTGCCGCTGCTGCTCCTGCTGCGCAGCCGATCGCCCGCTCGGCTGACATCGGCCTGTCCGACAAGGAGACCCGGCAGTATTCCTTCCTGCGTGCCATCCGCGCGCAGATGTTCCCCAACGATCGCAAGATCCAGGAGGAGGCCGCCTTCGAGCGCGAGGTGAGCCAGGCCGTTGAGGGCCAGCTGGGCACCACCGCCCGTGGCTACCTGGTGGCCAATGAGGTGCTGCACCGCGACCTGACGGTGAGCACCGCCAGCGCCGCCGGTGATCTGGTGTTCACCGATGCCCGCCCCGGCAGCTTCATCGAGCTGCTGCGGAACCGGATGGCGCTGAGCACCCTCGGCGTGACGATGCTCACCGGCCTGAATGGCCCGGTCGCCATCCCCCGCCAGACCGGCGCTGCCAGTGCCTACTGGGTGGCTGAGAAGGGCGAGCCCACCGAATCCAACCCCACGGTTGATCAGGTGTCGCTGGTGGCCAAGACCCTCGGCACATACACCGAGTTCAGCCGTCGCCTGATGCTTCAGTCGAGCATCGATGTTGAGCAGATGGTGCGCAACGAGCTGGCCACCGTGATCGCCCTGGAACTGGACCGCGCCGCCCTGTACGGCACCGGCTCCAGCAGCCAGCCTGAGGGCCTGAAGTTCACCACCGGGATCAACACCGAGGACTTTGGCGCTGCTCAACCCACCTACATCGAGGTGGTTTCGATGGAGACCAAGGTGAACGCCGACAACGCCGACATCGGCGCCATGGCCTATGTGACCAACTCCACCATCTACGGCGGATTCAAGACCACCAGCAAGGCCGGCACTGATGCCGTATTCGTGCTGGAGCCCGGCGGCACCGTCAACGGTTACCCCGTGGTCCGGTCCAATCAGATCGAATCCGGCGACGTGTTCTTCGGCGTCTGGAATCAGATGATCATGGGCATGTGGGGCGCCCTGGATCTCCAGGTGAACCCCTACGCGCTGGACAAATCCGGCGGCGTTCGGGTGACTGCTCTGCAGGATGTGGACGTCGCAGTTCGTCATCCTGAGGCATTCTGCCGCGGCAACAACACCCTCTGATCATGCGACTTCAGATCCTGCGCCAAACCTCCATCGCCGGCCAACCCGCTCGGGTTGGTGATGTGGTGGAGGTGAGCGACTGGGACAGCCGGCTGCTGATCGCCAGCGGCAAGGCTGCCCCGGCCCCGGCCATCGACCCGGCCCCGGCCGAGGTTGAGCCGGAGGTGCAGGATCTGGAGCCCACCACCGCGCACCCGCGCACCCGCAAACCCCGCACCCGGACCCATGGCAGTTCATGAGCTCACGCTGGAGAAGCTCCAGCACTTCACCCTTCTGGCCACCACCACGATCACCGGCACCGGCGATCAAACCGGCGTCGATCTGGCCGGCTACGAAGGCGATGTTCAGATCATCCTGGCTGGCACCGCCGCCGGCTCTGGCGCTGATCTGACCTTCCGCATCGAAGAAAGCGCCAGCCTCAGCACCGGCTACACCGCCGTCACTGGTGGCACCTTCACCGCGATCGGCAACGCCGCCGCTAAGCAGGTGATCACCCTCAACAGCAACGACCTGAAGCGGTACATCCGCCTCAGCTGCACCGCTGAGACGGGCACTGCCTCCAGCTCCGTCACCTGCTTCGGCTACGGCCTGAAGAAGTACGGCTGAGGTTGAGCGATGGCATGGTCCGAGGATCCCACTGACTTCCTGGAAGACTTCGGTGTCACCGTGACCACCGGAGCCGTGACAGGACTGGGGATCCTCGACATGCCTGGCGAGTATGTGGCCGACAGCCGAGTCATCACGAATGAGTACCTGCTGCGAGCCGAAACCTCGAAGTTCGGCACCCTGACCTATGGCGACAGCCTGACGGTGGACGGTACGCTCTACACCGTGCGCGAGGCGCCGCTGATGGTTGACGATGGCGTCTTCTGCCTGGTGCTGCTGACGCTGGCGGTTGTCGTCGAGAACTTCATCACCACACTCTCAGGCTTGAACATCACAACCCTGGCGGGCGATCCGCTGATCACGCTATGAGCACCACGATCACCGGGCTGCCGAATGCGACGACACCGCTCAGCGGAACTGAGCGGGTGCCGATGGATCAGGCCGGCGCCACGAAGGACGCCACCACCCAGGACATCGCCAACCTGGCCCCGGGCACTGATCTCACCTACACCGCCGCCACCCGGACGCTGGCCAGCAGCACCGGCGCGGATGTGGTGCTCCCCGAGGCGACCACCTCAGCGGCGGGCCTGGAGTCAGCGGCGGACAAGACCAAGCTCGACAGCATCACGGTCGATTCGGCAACGTTGGTGCGCAAGTACGTCCGCAACAACTCCGGCGTCCTGATCCCGAAGGGTGCAGCGGTCTACCAAACCGGCAGCAGCGGCACCACTCTCACGGTGGCGCTGGCTGATGCCAGTACAGAGGCGACGGCAT